AGTATGTCTCTTTTTGGTGATAAAAATAAGAAATATATTCTATCAATTGATCCGAACTTCAGTAATTCAGAAAAGGCTGACTTTTTTGCAATGACCATCATTGAAATACATGAGGGGACCAATAAGGGAACCCTTGTTCATGCATACGGTTATGCCGGAGCATCATTAAAAGGTAACGCTCGCTATTTAAGATATCTTCTCAATAATTATAATATAGTAATGATAATTAGTGACGGGGCCGGAGCGGACCAATTTTTTGATGGCGTCAATCAATCCAAATGGTTCGCTGGTAAGGAGTTGGAAATGATCGATTTCGATTCAAATAAAAAAGGAGAGGAATACGTTGGGCAATTAAAGCAATTAAAACTCAATTACCATTTAGAAAAACGTAGAATTATAATAAAGCAGAATTTTACTTCTAGCTCTGTTCGTGAAATGAATGAATATTTACAGGCTTGCATTGACCATAAAAGAATATGGTTTGGCTCAAAGATAAACGGCAATGATATTATTATGGATAAATATACCGCAAGTGGTTTTGAAAACAACTTCGATCTTATCCACTACTTTGATAAAGAAAATGCAACCCATAGAAATTACGGAAAGAGAATGATAGAACTTGTTGATATTCAAGACAATATGGTTGAGCAGACAATCAAACAGTGTTCCTCTATCGTTGTAAGATCTACCCCGCAAGGCTCCCAAACCTTTGATTTGCCCCAAAATCTAAAGAGAGACACTTCCGTTAATAGGGTCCGAAAAGACAATTATTCAACCCTGATGCTTGGATGTTGGGGGTTGAAGATCTATAATGAAATGATGGAATTTAAAGGCGAGGTAAGAAGAAAAGAGGCTTTTATACCAATTCTGATATAAAACCTAACTGTGTAAAATTATATAACAAAAAAAACATTAAAAATTTAAAAAATCAGGTATAAGGAATGAGCAGAACTGTTAAACAAGAAAAACCAAGATTAGAAACCGTTGGATATGCTGACTTGGGCAGCCAAGACACCGAAGTCAAGGCGTCTAGAACCACTCCAAATGCCACAACGACAAGGAGAAATAGGTCTTCTACCATACATCGTCTTGATAGGTTTAAAAATATCGATGATGGCGTCATCCCTTTTCGCAGGAATAACAATACCTACACAAATACTTCCAATTTAGACGTTTCTGACACAATTATACTTTGTCAAAAGGCTTATTACAACATCTCTATATTTAGAAATACTATTGATTTGATGTCTGAGTTTTCTTCAGATGATATTTATTTAACTGGAGGAAGTAAGAAAGCGAAAAGTTTTTTTGAGGCGTGGTTAAAGAAAATTAACATCTGGGATCTTCAAGATCAGTTTTTTAGAGAATATTATAGATCAGGCAACGTTGTATTATTTAGATATGATACAAAAATTAAAGATTCTGATATTTTTAAAATTACCCAAACTTTTGGCTTGGCTAAAGCCTCTAACATGAAAATTCCTTCAAAGTATGTTATATTGAATCCCGCCGAAATTAAAGCTGGAGAAAATATCTCATTTGAAAATGGCCGATTTTACAAAGAATTAACCGATTATGAAGTTCATGTTTTGGCCAATCAAGAGACTCAGGAAGCAAAAGATGTCTTGGATAGTTTAGATCCAGAGGTCAGAGAAAAGATTTTAAAATACAAGGGGACAACCAAAGGGTCTAAAGAGGTTATCAGTATAGAGCTGCCGCCTGAAAAAATTAAAGCAGTCTTTTATAAAAAACAAGATTACGAACCAATGGCAATTCCAATGGGTTATCCTGTTCTTGAAGATATTAACTGGAAGTTGGAGTTGAAAAAAATGGACATGGCGATTACTAGGACTGTCCAGCAAGCCGTCCTTTTGATTACCGTCGGCGATGAAGAAAACGGGGTTGATCAAAAACAAGTCAATCAGCTTCAGGAATTATTTAAAAATGAATCCGTTGGCCGAGTCTTGGTATCCGATTATACAACTAAAGCGAGTTTCGTCATTCCTGAAATTGCCCACATTCTCGATCCCAAAAAGTATGAAATTGTAGATCGTGATATTAAACTTGGTCTTAACAATATTATTTTGGGAGAAGAGAAATTTTCATCCACCACTACTAAGGCCCAAATTTTTATCGAAAGATTAACGCAAGCAAGAGAATCATTTCTCAATAACTTCCTCATTCCAGAATTTAAGAGAATTGCAAAAGAACTCGGCTTTAAAAACTATCCAACTCCAAAATTTGTTGAAATCGCATTAACTACCAATGTTAATCAGTCTAGGGTGATTACTCGATTGGTTGAACTTGGTATTTTGACAAATACAGAGGGTGTCCAAGCTATTCAAACTGGCCGATTCCCGTCCGAAGAGGAGTCCATAGAAAACCAGAAGAAATACAAGGAGCTGCGAAATAAAGGGCTTTATGAACCGTTGATAGGTGGCGGCAAAGGAGACCAGAAAGGGCGTCCTGACGGCACTCCAGAGGGCGGCAGGGACAAGGCTGGGCAAAATGCGTCTCCTGCCGGAGGGGGCGAATCTAGCGCATCATCTATCAATTACAGTTTAACAACATTTGCAGAAAAATTTAAAAACTCTATCGCTTGTGAAAAATTGGTTGAAAAACTTTATAAAAGCACCAAGAAGGTGAAAAAACTTAATGACATTCATAGATTTAATATTGAATCTATCGCTTCTATCGTCTTCGCTAACGAAGATAGTGACAATTGGCTAAATGAAGATTTAATAAATGGTTATATAAGCGAACCATTTGATAAAAATCATGATAAGGTCATGAAAGTCAATGAAGTGGCTGCCCACCATCAAATTGATCCAAAAATGGCAGCGATTCTAATTGAAAGCGAAATAAAAAAAGAAGAAGAAGAAGAAGAGTAATAATGTCTCGAAACCGCATCATTTATAATTCAGAAGGACTTTATGTTGGCCCCGCTCCGAGTAGCGGCCACCATTTTATGACCTATGATGGCCAATTAAACAATGTCGCCGAAGACACCTCTTATGAAGTTGATGTTAATGGGGATTATTATGGTCGCGGAGATGCTTTTACAAGTGCTTTTTATGAATCTTACACACCGGATTCTCCAGTGGGGGCAGTATCTTATTCTGACCAAATTAAAGATAAGAATATAATAACCTACAATAGAAATTATAATTTAATACAAAAACTAGATAGAGTGCAATCTATCTCCTATGATATAAATTATCAACGAACCAACATTTCTCAATTAAATAAATTAGGGACAGTTGCAGATCCTATTATTTCCAATCCCGTAGTCAATTTAACTTTTAATTATTTAATCAATGGAATAAGAAATGAACATAGATTGGGAATGAATGTCAACTTCCCAATGTTTCAATATCCATTTGATGGTCAACCTTACTATTCTGGAAATAAAGTGTTTTTGTTTTCTGGAATGTCTGAACAGGATTATTTAAAAAATAAAACCGAACATGTTAGGGGTGAAAACTGGGATATTAATAAATTTTCTGGAAGGGCTTTTTCTACTTATACAGGAGCGTCTTGGCAGCAGACTGGATTGGTTCCATTTGATGTCAATGATGATGTCGAGCGCGCTCGACGTTATTACATTCAAGATAATGCCCCAATGTATCCCTTTCTTTATAGAGATAAGAGGAACTTTTTTGTAAATATTTCCCCAGAGGGAGTTGATGAAGGAACTGGAGTTTATTTTGAAGAAAATATAAACCAGCCCTTTAATCAAAATTTATTTAATAATTTGAATGCCGCGACCAATCAAGTTATGGGTTTCGGCGACTGTCAAATGGTCTCTTATCAATGTGGGGCCGCCGTGGGCTCGTTTGCTCAGGCAAGCGTTAGTTATGTCGGCAATAATGTCACCTTTTATGACGCCGCAAGCGGCGAAAATATCCCAGCCGTTTACCCAAAAGATGGCGAGCCAATGACTGGAAAATTTACAATTCCAGAAAGTATGAGGCTGAATGGCATTTCTGTTATTAGAAATGGCGACATTCAATTAAATATTCAATCTTCCAATTTGGGAACAAAATTAACTGGTATTAATTTGCAGTCTTATAGTTTTTCCATTAATTTGGAAAGGTCGGAATTGAAAAGCCTCGGCCACCAATTTCCTATTGATCGTCCTATTAATTTCCCAATTTTTATGCAGGGTCAATTTACGGCTATTGTAAATGGTTACGATACTGGCAGTTTTATTGATTTAACAAGGGAAG